AAAGCAACGCAGGTACGGCTCCAATTAACCGACAAGGACGCAATCGTAATGCCAAAGCACTTTGACGAAACCGTGCAAGCATGGGATGCAACGTTCAAGTCACAAGATAACGACGACTTCGTTGCCGGTCAGACATGGTCAAGACGTGGTGCTGATTGCTTTATGATGCCTGTATGGTGTCATAAGCGGCTAAGTTTCACCGAAACACTCGACGCAATCCGTGATATGTCTCGGCAGTATCCGCAAGCAATCGCAAAGCTGGTTGAAGACAAAGCCAATGGTCCTGCAATTATCGACACATTAAAACGAGAGATACCCGGAATCGTTCCAGTAAGTCCGGGTGCCGATAGCAAGGAAGCACGTGCAGCATCAGTCAGTCCAGTTTGGGAAGCAGGCAATATCTATGTGCCGCACCCATTATGGAAGCCACAGATTGAGGACTGGCTTGAAGAAATCTTCGGATTTCCTAACATGCCACACGACGACAACGTCGACAGCATGGTGTATGCAGTCAGACGCTTGTCCGGTCGAAACAGAGGCCCAGTTATCCGTTACTAGAAAGGAGGTCTAGATGTTCGGAAGAAAAAGGAAACAATCAAAGGTCATCAGATCAGACGGAATGGATCTTAATCCAAATGTCCCATATGATGACATTAAATGGAAGCTGACAGCAGACGTTGAAGATTATGATGGGCAGATTAATGAATACAAACACAATCCTATAGCACACACGATCGTCAGTGAGCCTGCCTCAGACGCAACTAGAAATGGATTTAGGCTAGTTATTCCAAGCAATCCGGATCTGCAAGCACAGTATCAGCAAGCACTGGACAATTTGAAACTCAAGGAAGAATTAACCAAACAACTCGTCTATCGTGGCGCACAAGGCGATGGCTATCTCAGCATCGGCACACTTGAAAACGACAACAGCGGAGACACGAGCAAGCCTATTGTGCCAGCTAATGTTGTTGACGTACCGTTCGTGCACGCATTCGGACAGAACCATGTCCAAGAGTGTGTAGTGAACGATGACCCAACGTCCAACAACTATGGCAAGGAACAAGCAATCGAGTTGCAACCAACGCAATCAGGATCCACATTCAACAAATCCGGCAACGTGGTGCCAAACGCAGGCAAGCCTGACCCAATCATCATCGATCAAAGCCGATTTTGCCATGTCTCGATGGATAAATTTGAAGACGATACGCATGGCACATCAATGCTGGTTAGATGCCACAACGAAATCAAGGCGCTTAACATTGCACTGGAAGCAAGTGGCAAGATGTTGAGAGAGTTCACGTTCAAGGTACTCAAATCTGATCAATTAATGAACGAACCAGAAGACAAATACAGACGCGATCGCACAGAGATCAGTCAAGTGCTTAACAACGAAGCTATTGCATTTATCCATACTGACGATGACTTGTCCAAGGTATCAACGTCGGTAGCAGGCATCGACACGCTGTTCACGTTTGCATGGCAGTCCTTGGCTATGGCATCAGGCATCCCTAAGTCAGTGTTAACCGGTGAGCAAGCCGGTACGCTAGCTGGAGCCGGTCAAGACGTTGTCAATTACTACGATGCAATCAAGTCTTTGCAGGAGCAATTGCTCAAACCTGAGATTGAAAAGGTCACCCAACTGTTAATGTGGGCAGACAATGTCGCAGGCGGTCAGCTTGACCCTGATTCGATCGACTGGCACATCGAGTTCAATCCTCTTTGGTCAGCGGACGACAAGACGCAATCCGAGACGTTCCTCAATTATGCCAATGCTATCAATACGCTTGTGGCGGGTGGCATCTTGGCACCGGATGAAGGTCAAGCAATCATCGACGGTCTAGGCAATAACTCAGTGCAGGCTATGCAGAACACGAGCACAGACTCTGACACGTCTCAGGACAGCGCAGAGTTTACTCAAGATCAGATAGATGCCTACCGTAAAGAACTTGAAAGGTTGACCAAGAATGGCTAAGCGCAGAAATGGCTATCCTCGCACGATCGAGAAGTGGTACGCACGCGAGATTAACAGATTTGTTTTCAAATGGCAAAAGCAAGCCAACCTTGCAATAGCGATGATCAAGCCGTACGTCCTAGGTGGCACCAAGATGCTACAAGATGCTGACAACTCAAACGACCCGAATTGGATGCACTATGTGCAGCAGGTGCTCAACCTGATGTCTACATCAATCGATAATGTGCAATCGACGCAAGAGCTCAACTCGTTGGCAAGACGGTATGTTTATTCGGTTGATTCGTTTAGTGCAAACAAGGTCAAGCACAAGACGGGAACGGTTCAAATAAAGGCAAGCACAATTGCAGTTAATCCACTGGCAAACAACACTAAGCTTCAAGAATACGCGCAAGCGAAGATAATTGAAAACGTCAGCCTGATCAATAAGTTAAAAGGAACATACAAGCAACAGCTCCAGTCGGACATCTATCGCTTAATCTCAAATGGCTCAGGTATAACCGATCTTAGCCATGACATCAGCAGTCGTACAGGCATGGCACTAAGACACGCCACACTGATTGCAAACGATCAGACAGGCACGATATTATCACAGATTGACACATACAGAGATCAGAAAGCCGGTGCTGAAAAGTATATCTGGCGGTCAATGGAAGACGGTAGAGTTAGACCAAAACATCAAGAATTAGATGGTGAAGTATTCGAATACGACGATCCCAACGGTGGCGATGATGGGCAGCTACCTGGTGAGCCTATCAATTGCAGGTGTTACGCGGACGCTGTGTTCTAAGGAGGCAATTATGGGAGTTATTACATTTGGTACACAGTATATTAATAAACCAACCCCAAGCAAAGGAGGTGACAAACCGATGGCTAAGGATCCAAACGATTTTTCAAACTGCAAATTCTGTACAGTAAAAGATGGCGACACATTGTTTGACATTGCTCAACGATACAAGGTAGCAATCCAGCAACTTCGCTATTTTAACCACATTAACAAAGCAACTTGGCACATTAGCAAAGGTCAGAAGATCTATATCCCTAACGTGCCAGTATACGTGCCACGAGGCAAGTAGCAATGCGGACGCGATACGACACCGCGCAGATTAAGCAGGTGACAACAGATCCCCAGACGGGTTTCATGCACGTCACAAACGTGCCGATAGCTCGTGTGGGCGTTTTCCCCTACATGAAAGCTGACAGGTCGATCGAAATGGAAGCCAAACTTCCAACAGAGTTATTGAGTGACAGCACTGTCAATAGTGCAGACAATCGACCAGTAACCAACGACCACCACGGCTTAGTAACCAAGGACAATGCCACCCAGCTTGCAAAAGGCTTCACCGCAGATAATGCGCACGTTGACGACAACACATTGCGCGTCGATATGACCATCATGGACGGCAAGCTGATCGATGCTATTAACAACGGCAAACAGGAGCTGTCTATTGGCTTCCAGACCAACATTGATCAAACTCCTGGCGAGTACAATGGCGTTGCTTATGACTCGGTGCAGAAGGATATACAGATCAATCACGTTGCAGTTGTCAACCAAGGCAGGGCAGGACACACAGTTCGCCTGCTTGGCGACAGCGCAGAAATGATTGACGATGATGTGAAAGAAGGAAAAACAGAAAGCATGGAATATACGAAGACACGCTTAGACAGCGTAGATCAAACTATCACAGTAGCCGACCACGATGTTGACGCTGTGACTAAGCTTGATGCAGACAACAGCGACAAGAGCAAGAAGATCGCTGACTTGAAGGACCAAATTGCAGAACTTCAAAAGCAATTGGACGAACTTCAAGGCAATGCTGATGAAAGCAAGAAGGATGCAGCTAAAGCGCAAGCAAAGGCCGATTCTTTGGAAAAAGAAAATGAAAACATTAAGAAAAAGTATGAAGGCGATGGCTTTGACAAGAAAGTTCAAGCTCGCTTGAAATTAATGGAAAAAGCAAAGAAATTTGTTGGCGACTCTGCTGATTTAAACAAAATGTCAGCAAGGGAAATGAAAATTGCAGCTGTTAAGTCCGCAAAGGCGGTCAATGACTCAATCAACCTTGAAGATCAAACAGACGACTACATCCAAGCTTTGTTTGACAATTTGAAGGAGCCAGCAACTGTAGTTGGCTATCGAGGCACCAGCGCCCAATATAAAGGCGATTCTGCTGAAAATGAAGCATTGAAGCTCAGAGCAGAGCGCTACAGTAAAGGAGGCAAGAGATAATGGCAATTCCAGACGGGGAACTTTATAGTGATGGCACGCTCAGTGCAGGTACTGTGGCAACCATCGAAGATTCAATTGTTAATACTGAAAGTGCCGGCGCAGATATCAATTTTGGCGCCGGTGTTGTTTTACAGGGTGGCAAGGTAGTACCAGCAACCCAGGGACCTATTTATGGGGTAGCTTTGAAACGCACATACATCAATGGCGATCACTTCTATGATGCAACTATTGATGGCGATCATTGGGAGGCTGGCGAAAACCTTGGTGTCTTGCGCCTTGGCACTATTTCAGTACCAATCAGTGACGACGTTGACCGTGGCGAAAACGCAACGGTTGATGCACAAGGCAACTTCAAGCCAGCAGGCGCTAGTGACACAGTCGTTGGCGTCTTTTTAAGTGACGGCAATAATGGTGGCACTGCAAGTATGCAAACCAGCATTCAATTAGCAAACGGTACATCATCAGCCGGTTCAACCAGCTCAAACACTTCAACCGGCTCAACCGGATCAACAGGCTCAACCGGATCAACAGGCTCAACCGGCACAACCGGCACTAGCTCAAAAATTAGCAATTCAACCAGTAAATAGGAGGTAAATAAATGTCAAACATGGGAGTAGCTACAAAGGAACAACTTACCTATATCGACAACACTGTCTATAGTCCTAAGTCAGCTCCATTAGTAGCTCGTTCATTATTTTCATCAATCAATGTAGGTCAAGATTCAGTAGCCTACAGATACAGAGTTCGTAGCGGAAACGCAATGGCACAAGCCTACGTTAACCGTGCAACTGATATTCCGGTAGTCGACGAAGGCTTCAAAGAATACGAAACTCCAATCACTCAATCAGCATTGGCATGTTCGTATTCATGGCTTGAACTCGCAAGAGCACAAGCAGCCAACGTTGACCTACTGAGTGATCAAGCTCAATTAGTAGCCAGAGGCATGGCAGAACGCGAAGACAGGATCATCTTCAATGGTTTGGACACCGGTTCGGATTCAACTTCAATCATTGGCTTGACCAACACTCATACCGATATAACCGGATTCCAACAAATTGACATGGCTCAAAATGGCAAGACTTTGGATGATTATGCAGCCGATACCGAAGATGGTCCGCTCGCAATGCGCAACTTCTTCCAAGATGCAGTCGGCAGGATTACTCACTTAGTTGGTTATGCAAGCGCACAGCCAGTATTATTGTTGCCACAAGCACAAATTGACTTGCTCAACCGCCCAATCAACAAGTATAATCCACAAATCACCGTGCTTAGTTTAATTCAGCCATGGTTCAGCTCAATCCAAGCTGTCCCAGAACTCGAAGGTCAATATTGGCACGCACGCAATGCTTCAATTGCTGATCGTCAAAAGAACATGGGTATTATCTGTCTTACCGACCCTGATATCTGTGCAATTCCAGACGCAATGCTTTTGACCAGATTGCAACAGGAATACCACGACGGCGTAACCAAAATTCCTTACGTAGAACGTCATGGTGGCTTGGCTGTTCGTTATCCATCAGCATTCGTTCAATTATTGAACATTAACAACGCTACTAAGTAGTAGCAGGAGGCAACTATGGACAATCAAGTACAGACTACGGTTGACGTGGTCAAGACTATTGACCCTAAGCTGACTTCTAATCTGTCAGACGACACAATCCAAGCTCTAATCAGCAACGCAGGTCTGATTGCATTAGGCGACCACATTCCGAAAATTGTTGAGATTGACGGCGAGCAGGTACCTATCCGAGACATGGCAACCAGATACATGACGCTACACTTGATTGCAACCTCTGCTGGCAAAGCAAGTCAAGGCATCACTGAGGAGAAGGTCGATGTGTTGGAAAAACACTATACTGACACCTCTAGTCTTGACTGGCTCAACAAATCGCCATGGGGACAGGCATATTTGCGATTGTTTCAAGAATATGGCGATTACGGTGTGACTAAGTATGGAGTGGTGCAACATTGACAGATCCATTCCAAGAAATCTCAAAAAATCTTGATCACATCAAGAAAGAGATGGAATATCTCGAACATAATCAGGTACTGATCGGCTTCTTTGACAGCGGCAAGGATGGCGGCAAAATAATAACCATTGTCCGAGCAAATGAGTACGGTGCGCATATCAAGCCCAAGAATGGGCAGTATTTATGGGTGCCGTCTAAGTACGCGATCAAGGAATACGGCAAGGACGTCAAGCCTAAAGATGTTAAAGGCTTGTTTGTCAATCCAAGCAAAAAATCAGCCGGAATCAACGAAGGTGGCAAGTACGTTCTGTACTTCTATCTACTCAAACAGGTTACTATTCCGGCAAGACCGTTTATCCGCAAGGCTTTCTTGGAAAATGTCAAGAAGTACCAACGGTATATCAAGGTCGGCATTGATGAAATTGTCTATCATAATGGAACAGGCAGACGGCTGCTTACCAAACTGGGCATGCTTGGCGTGTCTGACGTTCGTGATAGCATGCGAAGATTTACCAAACCGGGCAACGCTCCGCTGACTATCGACAACAAGAAAGGGCAGAACAACCCTTTGGTTGACACTGGTCAGTTGATCAAGCACGTTACCTACAGAATTATGCCGATTGGAGGCGTGGGGAAATGAGCTTCTATATCAGCTTTGCCGACATGCTTAATGAGTTTGGCGTTGATCTGACTGTTACTCCATATCAGAGCCCAGCCAAGACGTCACATTTTCATTATGTAGCCGGTGAAAAAGTTGAAGATGATGAAACACCCATGGCACAGCCAGAACAGCGTCACGAGCCTGTTGTGCCTGCCAGCTCGCACAATGCTCTGATGACAGAGTTTATGACTGGCGGTGCAGTCGAACAGGCTGACCTGATTTGGTATTCAACCAAGTTTTATCCAAAACAGTCGATCGTTGAGATCCCGTCACAGCCGGGTGAAAGATACCGCATCATCAATTCGTCAAACTGGCAAGGATATTCTGATGTTGTTATATACGAGCTCAAAGGAGATGACAAGCACCCAGATGGCAGATAAGACCTACTCAGATCAGGAGCTTGTGCAACTGATACTCGGCGAGATCGTCAATCAGGTTTGCAAATGCGAAATGGTTGAGCAGTCCAATATTGATGAAATGGAAGACTATCCATTCGTCACCTTTAACTGGATTGATCCAGGAAGGGAGACAACTGCCGACTGGCTTGGCGAGCATACGCAGTACAACTGCACCATGCAGGTTGATGTGCATGCTACGTCATCTTCACAAGCTCTACAACTTGCAAAAGAACTGCACGATGCGCTTCGGTCGAATCCATATCGGCGGTTCTTCTCGCAAGCAAATATTATGCCGGAGACTATCGGCAACTCAGGCAATCGTACGTCGCTAGCTGTGCTCAATTACGATCACGACTTTGGCTTCGATTGCACGTTCACCGTAACTTCTGGCTTTTCATATCAAATTAAAGACCTCAACTTTGTCGTTAGCGATTCAACTATTGACACGGTTAAGGCAAAAGAGAACGTCATTGGTAGCAATACTGATGACACTACTTCAATTACTAAAAATAAGGAGGAAATCTAATGGCAAATTCAACTCAAACTACCACCACAGCATTTGACCGTGTGTCAGATGTTGACGTAGTTATGACTGATATTCAACCCAGACCTGTAGTTGGCTTGGGCAACTTATTGATTTTAAATTCAAAGATCGCTTCTACTTCCAGTACCACAGCTACTGGATCAGGCACTTCAAGCGGATCAAGCACGACTACCGGATCAGGCACTTCAAGCGGATCAAGCACGACTACTGGATCAGGCACTTCAAGCGATGCAGTCGCTCAAACCACATTGCCTGACGAGTTATCACCTGAAGACCGCGAGAATGGCATCTTGCTTCGCAAGACTGACCCTAATACCGGTGCTATCTATCGCGAATATGCGAATGCCGATGCTGTCGGTAATGATTACACCACAGACTCAATCGTCTACAAGAAAGCATTAACTTACTTCGCACAAGACAACTGCTCCGATCGTATTGCTGTCTTGGATTACGACCCAGCTAAGACCAGCGCTTCACTCGAAGCATTCTGGTACTTCAACTGGACGTTTGCTATTCAAGCAGAATCAAAGATCGACCAAGACACCGTCGCCTTATCCAACATCTTCGAGGCAAACAAGGATCACTTCTTGGTATTGCAAACCAACAATGTTGCCGATTACCAGCAACTCAATGCTCAGAACTATGTAATTGGTTTGGAACACGATCCAGCCGAGTACATGGACGCCGCAATTGTTGGTGCTGTAGCTACATTGACTGTCGGTTCAGTGACGTGGAAATTCAAGAATTTGAAGGGCATTACCCCTGAAAGCTTGACTTCCACCGAATTGTCCGATATCAACAAGGCAAATGCCATTGCCTATGTTGAAGTCAACTCAACCGGCGAAACTTCCGAAGGCTGGGCATTAAGTGGCGAATACATCGATGTCCTTCACGGGATGATCTGGATCAAGACCAACATGTCTGGTCAACTTGAAAGCTTCTTACAAAGCAATGGCAAGGTCAGCTACGACCAAGCCGGCATCACTCAATTGTCCGGCATTGCAACACAAGTGCTCGAACAAGCCTATCAACAAGGCATCATCATGCAAAGCCAAACCACCGGTAAGGGTGACTACTCAGTTACCGCTTCAGCACGCAGCGAACAATCTACTGCAGACATCTCAGCACGTAAATACGACGGTCTGAGCTTCACCTACCACGTAAGCGGTGCAATTCACGACATTACGGTCAACGGCGAAGTTAAATCAGACACAATTCTAAGAAGTTAAGGAGGATTATAAATGGCAACTCAAAATAATGTTCAAACGGGATTAATGGGAACTTACGATACCAACAATGAATACTTCATGGCTGACGGCAAGACCGCATACGGCTATGGTGCAACTACATTTTTCAAATTCACTTATGACAACACGATGGTATCAATCCAACAAGATCCGCAAGGTACCGCTGTTTCATCAATCAGCGGCAAGACTGGGGGCACTTTCACATTGACTCTCAACCAAATGTCACCATTCAACGAAGTGCTTGATGAACTGGCTGATGAACGCAGACCTGGCGGTTTTCCAGTCGACGCTTGCGACGGTTCACGTCACTATACTGGCGCTCACGCTTACATCGCAAAGAAAGCAGATGGCGGTGCAGCTAACGAAGCTGGTGAGCTTACGTGGACTATTCACGTACTCAATGTTGTTGAAAATTCTATTCTCTAATCGGAGGTTATAAATGATGGATAACGATCAAAATACACAAGAAAACGAAGCACAAAATACACAAGAAAACGAAGCACAAACTACACAAACAACCGAAGCTGCTCAACCAACTGAAGCTGCTCAAGACACCAAGCCAACAGTCAACTTGGCTGATGAAATGGCTAAGCACAATAAACAATACGAAACCAGCGCAATCGTTGACCAAAAAGGCATTACCAAAGATATTGTGTTGAACGAAGGAACTAAATACGAATACATGTTAACCTTGCAATTCCCTGGTGTCGCAACTGCTTCACAAATTGAAGACGATGCTACCGGCGAGAACGGTCAAATCAGATTCACTGACTTGATGCAGGCAGTTATCGACAACGACGTAATCGTACGTCCTCATATTAAGAGTTTGGACTTCTGGAATACCCACAAGGGCTACGGCCAAGTGGGTGCAGAAGTCCTTCGATTTCTTAACAAAGGGATTAACGGGGACCTTAAATAGTCAACAGATTGTCAAAAAAGCCGATCTGCTTGAAAATCAAGTCAGGTTGGCAATGCATGGCGTACCGTTCGAAATTACGCGGTATGCAACACGAGACGAACTTAACGCCTTGTGGCAAATTGTTTATCGCGACGAAAAAGATCAAGCCAAACTCCTAGCTAGCATTGTTGGACTTGGCGTCTGGGGAGACGGTAGAAGCAAATAAGTTAAGTGAAAGCAATCAGATAACTGATTGCTTTTTATTTTTGTCAAAATTAGAAAGGACGCAAAATGGCTGGTACACACGAGACTTATAGTCTAGGCATTAATGTCAATTATGGTTCAGTCAACAAGGCAGAACATGCTTTGGGTGCTGTCTACACATCTCTGGGCAAGGTTGGAGAGCGTGCAGACAGATTGCACATGCCATCTGCATTGCCGATAGAGATTAATCACATTGATACCGTTACCGCATCATACATCCAGCGTCTAGAATCTGAGGGCAGAACCTACCAAGCTAATCTGCAAAAAGTTAAGGTTTATCAATCCGCAGTCTCTGAACTATCAAATAAGCAAAGAGCGCTTCAAAATGATCTAACTAAAATTGCAGAAAGTTCTGGCAAAGCAAGCGATGCCTATCGTTTGCAGAAGGTCCGCATCAATGAGACGGCAACAGAGCTATCTCACTTTAAATCGGGCATACAAGCAACGCAGACAGAACTGAGAAGCAGCAATCCGACCTTCTTTGACAAAGTTAAGTCCAAGTTAACTGGCGTTAACCATGAAGCTAAGGACACGCACACAACGTTCAAAGACATGTTCATGGGCTCAGCGCTCGGTGGCGCGGTTTCCAACGCATTGTCGTCTGTAACTAGCCAGATTGGTGGCGCAGTTAAGCAAGGCATGAATCTTAACGCTGCTGTTTACAAGATTAATTCACGTTTCCAAGCAATGGGCATGTCCGCAAGGCAGGTCAGATCCTTAGACAG